CCTGCGGGTCTATCTGCGCGCGATGCTCGGGGCTCATCGGTTGCGCGTAGGCCGCGACCGCGAACAGCACGAGCGCGATAATGGCCAGTTCAATCATCACATACTTCATTTGACATATCCTCCGGTGAATTAGATCTGGGAACAAAATGTGTCCTCGGACCCTTGCAGATGGGTGCGCCATGCCTGCATTACGATGGCTTGACAAGGCGTTGTCTTACTGGCTGGTGCTTGGGTCGCCGTCCGCGCGTCATCGGTGCTAGCGCCCTCCTGACACGGTATGACGATAACGGCCGTGCGGTCATTAGGCAGCGCTTGTATGGCGGCCTTGAGTGCTGCCGGCAGCTTGGCACGATCCGACAGGCTGATCGACCCATCGGTATACGTGATGACCATTGCGGGCGGAAGATGGCAGCGTGTGCCATCCAATAGCACAGCCGACAGGACGACGCGCGGCATCGGTGTGGGCGCTGGTGCCGCAATGGCGAGCGCTAGAACTGCAACGAATGCTTTCATATGCTCGGGTCTCCAAAGTCTGAGTGTAGCGGCAAGCATGGATCAAGCGACAGGCCGCGAAGCCCCAATCGTAACACACCGTCGTTAACCCACGTCCGGAACGCCACACACTCGATGCGCTCAACTGCACAGCGTGGCCGCAGCGCGCAGTCATCACACGGCGCGGGACCGATAGCGGGCGGATCTTTCATAGCGCCGAGGCTCATGACGTTTCACGCTGCGACAGCTCCGCTAAGGCCGCGCGCGCCGTCGCTTTGTCGGGAACGTCTAGCTGTAGGTCCGCGCGCGTGGACGTCCTAGCACGCGCCTCGATGCTCTTGCGCCGCAGCTCCTCGCGCACCACGGCGCGCCGCTCCGCCTTACGCCTTTGGGATTTCCTCCGCTCCGGCCAACCTTGGATATGTAAACTCATAGCAGATCCTCATGTGTTGCCGCGGACTGCCGCGCCTCATCGGCTTTCACAATGGCTAGGCGCTCGGCCGCCCATCGCATGTGTACGTCGTGAACCTCTTGGCCGTGTGCGAGACATAACACAAGCCAACGCACGTCGTCATGCTTACAGCCACACGGTAGGCGCGTCATGACCGCGCCCCGCAATCGGTTAGGAAGCGTTCGCGGTCGAACGCCCGATTTAGACTGGTTAGCACGCCGGCAACAGCGCGGCAAGAATATTCCCAGACTATTAGCGACTCCCCGGTTTGCATGCTGTACTGGGGCCGCGCGGCGCGCAGCGCCTTGGATAGCGCCTCGAAGTACTTGCGCGTCACAGTTGCACCATTGCCAGCAGGTACGTGGCCGACTCGCGAATCGTGCTTGCAGCGTCTGCGATCTTCGAGTGATCCCAACTTGCCAAACGATTCAGGAATGCCAGAACCTCACGCGGCACTGCAGGCTTGCTGTCTAATCCGCACGGATACAGCTCACGCGCTAGGCGTGTGTTCTCGCGCCGCAGCACGTCGTTGGCCAGTTCAAGCATGGCCACATGGCGCATGTACTGTTCTGGTGTGAGGGTGAGATTATGGGGCATAAACTACTCCTGCGCACACGCCAGCCATTCCGGCCATGCTTGCGTGCGTCTGGTGATGATTGATCCACAGCGTAACGACCGCAAGCGCGATAGACACGCTTGCGAGCGTCATAGGTCGCACGTGGCGTGCGCTCATCGCTGTTTACTCCTGTTATGGTACTCGATTCTCAGTGCGTCAAATGCCGCCCATACATCCGCTTTGGTGAAACTACCCATGCCGGCGCGGAAGCATAAAACGGTATCCTCGAAGCGCTTAATAGCGTCCTTCAAGCGGCGCGCCTCTCGGAAGCGCGCCGCGCCGTCAATGATCGTGGCAGTCATGTCTGAATTTCCTGGTTGTGGGTGTCAAGCGGATAAGCATGATTTGTGATTGAGGACGACTGACACTGCGCGCCAAACACGGCGCACAGCTCTTGGATGCACCACATGGCTGCAGTGCGTGAAGGGAATCGGCCGTAGCTATTCCCGGTGACTGTCATGATAACTTCAAACATGGCGATTGTGTCCTATGTTACTTGCAAAAAAGTCCGATGGTTGCGTTGACCACACCCGCGAAAACCGCGAACGTGATACCGAATTTCATTACCGCGAAGATGAGCGCTAAAATGACCATGCGCCTATCCTCGCACAAGCCGGTCTGCTGTGATGTGCGCCAGTTCACGAAGCCGCAATCTGGCTTGCACTGCCTGCGTTGCCAGCGCATTCGCCTCATCGGCTGCGCGGATATCCTCGCAACGCAAGTGAGCACCATATGAAGCCTCGGCCTTGCGGCGCTTGGCTGCCGGATGTTGCATGCGGTGCGGTGTGAAGATCATGACACGCGCCCCAAGAGCGGATGGGCGGAGTTTACCAGGTACGCGCGCCGATAGTCAGCGTTCGCCCGTGCGATCAACCGCGCCGCGCGCGTCGCATCGCTGTAGGCGTCGAGCTTCGCGGCAGCTAGCTGTGCGCTGCGATCCACGCGGGGCGCGAAGGTCGCAAGTTCGCGTGTCTTTGTGTGCATGGCAGCTACTTCGCGCTCGGCTACCGCATAGGGCGCGTGAGCCTCGATGATCACGCGAGCCTGGCCCAAGGTGAACTTCTGCGCGTAACGGCGGTTGGCGCTCCACACGAAGCCGGACGGCTTCAGGGATTTCAAGAAAAGGCGCTCGCTGCGAAAGTCGCGGACGATGATGTGAGTGCAATCGGTCGGAGTCTTCACGGTGCGTTTGTCCTATGGATGAGTTGATCGAGGGAAGTGTTGATTCGCATGGTTCGTGTGTCCTATGTGATCGTGCGCGCGTAGAGTCTCAGGGATGCGGGGGGCAGTCAAGAGAGGCGCGTCACAGTTCTACCTTTTCGCGAGAACGCCATGGTTTCGTTGTCGGTCAGCCTTCTCAGTGTATTGCAGATGTTCGAGGTACAGACAGCGCTGGGGTAGGTGAACGATTCGCCGGGCTTTAGTGCGCGCAACGCCGCCGCATAGCCTTTGTGATGCACGCCGTGCTTGGAGTCTACGAGTTCACGGCGTAGTCTGTCGTCGATCCATTGGAGAGCGTCTGCCGCGCAAGCGGGGCGGTACTCTTCGGGGATCGTAAGGTCGCTTTCGATAGGCAGCGTGCGCGCTAAAACGTGTAGCTGATCGAGTGTCATCTTGTCGATTTTGCGTTTCATTTTGTATTCCTCGGTTTGGTGAGACGACGAAGTATAACACATCCTAAACTCTGACACTCTGAGACTGACAGCACCCCTTTAAACCTCTAGGAAACTGTGTATAGATTAATAACGATATCTAACTCTTATTTCTATATAGTTATCTTCCTGCTACAATATCTATTATACTGTCAGAGTCTCAGAAAAGGATAGATAACATATTGATTTATTATGCTCTGACAGCACTCTCTGACGGCACTCTGACGGCAAAGTGCCGTCAGAAAATGGACTAGCGAAAATCGCTAGTCCCGGCCTAATTTGCCCCGCGACCGTGGAAAGCCGACCTCGATGCGGCATGGCGACTACTTCGCACGTCGTCAAACGCTGACAATGTGTCAATCGATGACTTACAGTCTAATTTCTGATAGCGACTCGTCCAACCATTGACAACGTGTCTAGTCGTTGACACCGTGTCAACGTGAACTTAAGCGGGAGGGTTGCATAGCATGTATTATTCAGCGGAGGGCGGCCCTCGGGGCGTACACCCGGACCCCTCGCCACGGGTAGTGGCAGGGAGGCGGCTTCGCGTCCGGATTTCAATACAATGAATTGGACCGCTGGGAGTATGAGTAATTTGACAGAGCTGGGCGTGCTACAATGCACGCCTCCCTCGCAGGAGTATTTCACTAATGGCTGAATTTGAAGAATACGCAACCGTCGAGCACAACACAGAGGAGCGCTTGCGCGCCTACTTGGTCGGTGACAAGAAGCCCGGCAAGGCACTGACCTCCGCGCTCGCAGGCAAGGTGACGCGCGAGCGGATTCGCTTCGCGTTCTCAGAGCTGGCCGCCCTCAACGTGGACAACGTTCACAAGTGGCTCGGGGAAGTGGCGCAACAGTCGCCCGCGAAAGCCATCGAGCTTTTCATGCAGCTCGCGTCCTACACCCTGCCGCAGTTGAAGGCGACGGCCATTGACGTGCGCTCCGGCGACGGCTCGGTGAAGAACATCAGCTACGCCGAGCTGGCCGCGAAAGTTGTGCAAGAATAATGAGCAAGGCAGCGCAACGAGAACTGCTGCGCCGGATGCGCGCTCAGCGCAGCTTGCACAGCTACGCGCTCAGCATCGATATCCCGACAGTGCCGTTCGGCGCGCAGGACCTCGACGAAGATCTGACAGGCCCGGCCTCGGGCCTGATGACAAAGCATCACGCGAAGATCCTTGAAGTGTGCGAGCGCACGATGAACAGACCGATGGGCCGCGCGATGATTATGGCCCCGCCCGGTAGCGCGAAGTCTACATACGTGAGCGTCGTCGCGCCATCATGGGAGATCGGACGCAAACCCGGCTCACGAATTATTCTGACATCGTATGGCGCTTCGCTGGCCGAGCGCCAGAGTAAACGCATCATTCAGGTCTGCGAGTCGGAGCGGTATCGCGAGTTGTGGCTAGAGGCACCGACGCTTGAGACGACTGCTGCCGGTTCGTGGAAGATGACGAACCAGAGCGAAGTGCTCGCCTCTGGTTTGACATCCGGCATCACTGGAAATCGCGCGAGCGGCGCGGTCATCGATGATCCGGTTGCGGGGCGCGAGGACGCGGACAGCCCAGCGATGCAGCAGAAAACAATGGACGCCTATCAGGACGACTTGCTATCGCGACTCCTGCCCGGCGCGTGGCTCATCAGTGTGATGACCAGATGGAACGAGGCGGATTTATTTGGCCGCATTCTACCGGAGGACTACAAAGGCGAAAGCGGCATGATCGAGTGCCGCGATGGTCTCGTGTGGGAGATACTGAATATCCCCGCTAAATGCGAAAGCGTAGATGACCCACTCGGCCGAACGGTAGGCGACTATCTTTGGCCGGAATTCGCACCGCCCTCTCATTGGCAGCAGTTTGAACTGGCCCCCGGTCGCGAGGCTCAGCGCGCTTGGGGGGCTTTGTATCAGCAACGCCCGACAGCTCAAGGCAGCGGCACGTTCGGCCGCGACATGATAGGGCTCTACGACAAGGGCGAGTTGCCCGCACGCTTGAACTACGTGGGCGCGAGCGACTATGCGGTGAGCGCGGGCAAGAACGACTTCACGGAGCACGGCTGCTTCGGCATCGACCACGACTTGAACATCTGGGCCGTGGACTGGTTCTACGGGCAGGTGCCGACCGACGAGGGCTTGGACGAGTGGATCAAGATGGTGAAGCGTTGGAAGGCTAAGCAGTGGTTCAACGAGGGCGGCGTCATTGACAAGGCGATCCGGCCGGCAGCGAACAAGCTGATGCGCGACAAGAAAGTTTTCACGAACCTGACGGCGATCCCCTCGATGGCGGACAAGCTCGCGAAGGTTCAATCATTCCAAGCGCGGGCCGGCGCGGGCTGCGTCTGGTTTCCCCGCAACGCGCCGTGGACCGAGCGCGTCATCATTCAACTATTGTCGCTGCCTGCGGGACGCCATGACGACGCGGCGGACGTGTGCGGGCTCATCGGCCGCGCGCTCGACGACATCCGCGTGGGGCAGGCACCGCCCGGCGACAGGGTGAAAGGCATAAAACCTTTTACAGGACGGTGGCTGGAATGGCAAGAAGATGTTAAACCGGCCGTTAGATACAGGTAAGAACTGTGGTACAATACCATCGAGTGCTAATCCCTGCACCACTGTTTTTGATAGGTGACTCATGGTAAACGACATCCCCGCCCGTGGCCCGAAGTATCCGCCCAACCCGGCGAAGCTCGCAACGGCGAAGCGACTTCCGAAGTCCCAGCGCGGCCCGAAGTACCCCCCGAATCCCGCGAAGGCTGCAATTGCCGCCGCTCGCGCCAACGCAGTGAAAAAGGTGTAACATGAAGAAACTTTTTATAGCCCTCATCGGCGCAGCAGCCCTTGTTGGCTGCGCGGTAGAGGCTCGCGTGCCCGGCGTCTCTGTTGGAGTAGCCGTCCCAGTGGTGTGCGATGCGTATGTTGGCCCGGTTGGTTTCTACAACGATGGTTGCGGATACTGGACCGGCTCGGCTTGGGACGTTGACTTCTACTCGCGCGGACATGCCGGGTACGGTCACGGTCACTGGCATTCACGAGACACCCGCCACGGCGGGCACAGGGAGAACAAGCGATGAATGGTCTAGAAATCCTTTTGGTAGGCGGTGCGATTGTGCTCGCTATTTGGAGCGTCGTTCGCCCCGCTGCCGTCCTATTGCCGATAGCAGTCGTCCTGCTCGGCGTATGGGAATTCGTCGAGCATTCAGGCGGAGCAATCCACTGGGGGAATTAGGATGTGGCCCTACGGACTCGGCGGCGTTTTGCTGCTGATCATAATCATCCTGCTTCTGACCGGCAGGCTGTAAGGTAAAGGGGCAGCGGCACTGAACTGCACGCCGCCCCCGAGCTTTATGTTATACTGCGCGCCTACCCTCAGACTTCGGAGAAAAATCATGGAAATCATCTTTATCATCGCCGCGTTCGTAGGCGGTGCCGTGCTCGCCGTTGCGTCCCCCAAGGTGTTCACGTTCATCCAGACGAAGATCGCCGCGACCAAGGCTGCTGCCGAAGAGAAGGCGCAGTTGCTCGCCGTCGCGATCAAGAAGGACCAGACGAAGGCTGACGCTGCGGTTCTGGCTTACGCCCGCACGCTGTAATGTTCACCTACGATAGCTGCGCGGTGCTCGTCACGGGCGCTGGCGGCTCTATCGGGACTGCTTTGTGCGCCGAGCTTGTCGCAAAAGGCGCTCACGTCTACGGCCTCGCGCGCAGCGAGGAAAGCCTGCTGAACATCCCGCCCGGCGTGCGCCGCATCCTCGGCAACACGACCGACTACGAACTGATGCGCCGGATCATGGCGCACATCGACGTTGTGTTTCATTGCGCCGCGCACAAGCATGTGTCGATCTGCGAGGTGAATCCCGGCGAGGCACGCGTCAACAACGTCACGGGACTCGCAACTGTCCTGCGCGCCGCGCGCGCTCATATGGTGCGCGACTTCGTGTTCCTCTCGACCGACAAGGCGCAGAACCCGACGAGCGTTTACGGCAAGACGAAAGCGGAAAATGAAGCGCAGATCGTGTACGCGTCGCGCGTCTCCGACATCAACTACAAGATCGTGCGCCTCTGCAACGTGTTCAACACCAGCGGGTCGGTGCTGCCGAAGTGGCGCGCGCAGATTGCCGCGGGCGGCCCGCTCACGCTGTCGCACCCCGAGGCGACGCGGTACTTCATGACGATGGATCAGGCTACGGCGTTCCTACTGGCCGCGCCGACGACGGATGGCGTAGGCCCGCATGTCCCGCAGGGCATCGAGCCCACGCGCCTCATGGACATCGCGCAGGACATGATTTTCGACACCGACGTAAAGATCGAGATTACGGGCCTCGCGCCGGGCGAACGCCTGCACGAGACCCTTGTGGTAGAATGCCGCTCGGACGTGTAACCGTCTGACCGCTTAAACTTGTGGAGCTGCGTACATGGCCGGGCCAATAAAACTTGTCGATATGGCGCAAGCGCCTGAGAAGAATGAAAAACTGAGCGGGGCCAACGTCGGCGCACCGGGAATTTCGCCATACAGCTACGAACATAAGATCGGGCTCAACACGAAGGACTTGAACAACCTCGGGATGCAGGGGCCGCACAAGGTCGGTGACAAAGTGATCCTGCACGCCGAGGGCGAGATCGCAAGTGTCGCCTCGCACCAGACGGACGCCGACGAGGGAACGACGCACCACATCCAAATCCAGCTGAAGAAAATGGGTGTGCAGCCGAAATTAGGAGGCGGCGGCTCAATTGCCGACGCCGTGAACCAGGGCATAAAACAAGGTAGCCAGCAAAATGACTGATCCGACCACAGTAGATACCCTGGTGCAGACCGAGGCCGAGGCCATAGCGGCGGCGTTGCCACACAAGGCACCCGCCGCAGTATCTCAGCCGGAAGTGCTGCCGACATCAGAGACAGTCGTCGCAGCGCCGACACCCGTAATCATCAGCCGTCCGAGCACGTCGCCGCCTCCGCAGCAGAAGGCCGCGCAGATGCCGAAGATTTCCGGGCACCCCTTGCGCGAGTGGCAGAAGCGCAAGCTAGAAAAGCAGCGACATGGCCGAGGATAACGCCGATCTGGTCGGCGGCGACGCCGACACCGAGCCCACGAACAGTTCCCCGAACAACGCGGGTGGATTGCTCGGGGCTGTGTCAAAAGCATCGGACGGTCAGAAGGAAACTGATGAGGCCGAAAAGCAGCAGGTCAAAAAACTCAACGCCGAATACGCTACCGGCCGCAAGTTCGACGAAGGTCATCGCGAACAGCAGTCCAAGGATCGAAAATATGCCGCGGGAAAAGCCGACCAGTCGTGGGCAAGCGACGCCAACCTCATCGGAAGCTTCATTGACATTCTATGTTCATTTCTGTATGCGCAAAATCCCGACGTTGGGTGCTCCGCAGCTCGCCATGTCGGAGATCAGCCCAACAAACAAGCTACCGACTTCGCGCAGACCCTCGAACTAGTAATCAGCGTGCTGTGGCGACGTGGCAAACTTAAAAAGGCAGCGAAGAAATCTGTCCGCTCGGCGCTCTCGGTAGGCGACGGATGGTTCAAGGCGCTGATGTACGCGGAACAGCGCCCCGAGCCACAGACCGAGAAGGACATCCTCGACAAAGAGGAACAGCTTGAGGCCATCGCCGCGAAGAAACGCGCGCTGGCCGGGGGTGAAGTCGGCTCGAATGACGAGGAAGGCGAGGAACAGTCGATCAAGGATCAGGTCGCGGCTCTCAAAAAGAAAAAAGAACTGAACGTCAAACAGGGCATGACGGTAGACTTCGTTCGCGCGAGCGACATTCAGGTTTCGCTCGACATCAGCGACCTTGAGGAATATCTGGACGCCGACTGGCTCGCGCACGACATGTATTTGGAGTGCGGCACGGTTGCCGCACGCTTCCCGCGCCTGTCTGAGGACGATCTTAAGAGCGCGACGAAGTACTACCAGAAAAATAACTGCGAAAAGAGCGATACGGTTGCGGCTGCGACCGGCGACGCGGTTCACGACGGCCAATTCACGAAGGATATGCCAGGCTCGATGGGTGTGAACGTCGCGGGCTCGAAGCCTGTCACGTTTTACAAGGTAATCGAGCTGTGGGACAAGCGCGACGGCCTCATTAAGACGTTCGTCGATGGAGTTGAGAAATGGGCGGTCGAGCCCTACGTGCCGCCGCAGGCAACGAGCCGCTTTTATGCGTTTTTCCGCGTCGCCTTCTTTGAAGTTGACGGCGAACGCCATGCGCAGTCGCTCTCGTGGCGCTTGCGCAAGCTGCAGGACGAGTACAGCGCGTGCCGGTCGAACCAGCGCGTCACTCGCGAGCGTTCAATCCCCGCCGTGCTGTTCGTCAAGGGTGAAATTGGTCCGGATGATGCGCAGGCGCTCGAAAAGTCAGTCAATCAGGAATTCATCGGGCTCAACCCGACGAGTGGCGCAGGAACGCCGCTTGCGAACCTGTTTGCTGAGAAACCTATCGGCATCGCGCCGCCCGGAACCTACGATACGACGCCAATCACGAACGACATGGAGAAAATCTCTGGTGTTGCCGAGGCGATGCAGCAGGCCGCGCAGGGCAGCTCGCAGCCGAAGACTGCAACCGAGGCCAACATCCAGAATACAGGCTTCCAGTCGCGCACGGGCACCGACCGCGACGCGCTTGAGGAAGTTCTGACCGATTTGGCTCAGTACACTGCCGAGTGCGCCATTCAGGAGTTGACGGTCAATCAGGCGCAGCGCATCGCTGGCCCGATGGCGTTCTGGCCCTACGGCATGGACGTGCAGGACGTGCTGACGATGGTTGACGTTGATATTGCCGCGGGCACGACCGGCAAACCGAACGCAGCCATCGAAAAGCAGACATGGAGCATCTTCCTGCCGCTGCTTGAGAAATCCGTCATGCAGATCCGGCAGATGCAGACCGCCGACCCTGAAATGGCGAAGTCGCTTGAGAATATCTTGCGCGAGACACTGCGCCGTCTCGACGATCGGCTCGACATCGCGGATTTCATCCCGAAGAATGGCACGCAGCTCCCGCCGCCGCCGCCCCCGCCGCCTCCGCCAGCGCAGGTCAGTATTGCCCTCAAGGGCGCTCTGCCGCCGCTCGACGCCGTGGCGATTGGCGCGCGCGCCGCTGGCGTGCCGCCCGGCCCGCTCGAAGGCGCGCCAGCGGGTACTGTTATTCCCCCGCATCCGACACCGGATGGGCTGCATCCGGGAGCGCCGCCGCCCCCGCCGCCCCCGGTACACAACGCGCCGCCCCCGGCAGCGCCGCCCACACAGCAGCCGCACGGAGAACCTTCGGGCGTTGTTATTCCACAGCAATAATTGAGGACCGCAGTCATGCCTGACCCGACACCGACAGAAGAAATTGTACTGCCCGTAGAGGGCGAAGCGCCGCCAGAGACGAAGGCTGAGGGTGAGGAAACTCCCCCTGGCCCGTCAATCTTTGATGCGGTCGATGAGGCTTTGAAGCCTGTAACTCACGAGGCCAAGCCCGACGACGGCGACGAGAAAGCCGGTGAGAAGCCCGCCGATGACGAGGCGGACGCCGACAAGCACGTAATGAAGGCTGACGGCACACCAGAGCGCGACGCGAAGGGGCGCTTTATACCTAAGAACAAAGACGAGACGCCGCCCGAGGGCGAGAAGAAACCGGCCGAGACGAAACCGAAGGGAAAGGCCGATGCGGTCAACGACCCAATCGACCCTTCGCTGTCGGAGCGGACGCGCGAGCGCATCACGACGCTTGCGACGCGCGTGAAGGACGCGGAGAAGCAGGTTGCGGACAACGAGGCGATTTTTAAGCATATTGCTGACACTGGCGCGAGCCCGGATCAATTCGCGCAGACGGTCGGATTTCTGCGACTATATCACAGCAAGGACCCCGGCGATAACAAGCGCGCTTACGAGGCGCTGAAAGTTGAAGTGAAGTATCTCGCCACAAAGCTCGGCATAACAGACGATGTGGCCGTGGACTTCCTTTCGGACTTCCCCGACCTCAAGAATCAGGTTGCCGCTGGCAAGCTCGACGTGAAGGTCGCGCGCGAACTCGCGCTGACCCGCACGCGAGCCAAGAACGAGGAAGCGCAGCGCGCAACGACAGAGGCGGCGGAGAAACAGACGCGCGACCTCGCTACAGCGAAGCAGGGCGCTATCGAGGAACTTAACGGCATCGGAGTGGAGCTGAGCAAGGACCCGGAGTACGCGGCGAAGTACGCGATCCTCGTCCCGCAGTTGCGGCCGGTGTTTGAAGGCTTGCATCCGTCGCTATGGGGCAGCACGTTCCGCCGCGCCTACGCCGGGCTCAAGCTGCCCGCTGGCACGACTACCACAATTCGGCAGCAGCCGACCGGCAGTGAGGAAAAACCCGCAGTGAAGCAGCAGCCGATGCGCGGCAACAAAGGCGTACCGGCCAGTGGCGCGAAGAAGCAGCCGGGCTCCATGCTCGAAGCGATCAGCAATGCTCTCGACGGCTAAAGGGTGCAACACATGCGCTCGGCTCCGAAAACGGCTGCTAGAATTACGGACGGCGATGCGCCGCGCCGTCCGTTCGACCGCGATAAAAAGCAGCGCACGAAGATTTACGAGTGGGAAGGGGCCTGGCTCGAATGGAACCTGAACTCGATTACGCTAGCACAGTGCCGCTCGATTGTAAGATCTGCCTGCAGGCTGTTCGGCGTGCGAGCTCCTACAGTAGTGCAGCACAAGCGAGCATCATACAGCTTTTACGACCCGAACAAGCATCAGATTTCCATGCAGGCTGTCGGGAAGCGGGGGCGCGGCGGAAAGAACCGGGCGTGCGTTCTCCATGAGGCGGCGCACGCGATTATCCACTTCAAGAAGCCTACTGTGTTGGATCATGGCGCTTATTTTGCCAGTGTGTACGTGCTGTTGCTCGCGAAGGCGAAGATTGCGCCGCTATCGGCGCTAACCGCGAGTGCCGCTGAGTTCGGCATCAAATTCAAGTGCAAGAACTCGTAATAGCGCTGTTTCAGCGCTGGGCGAACAAGCCGATTCTGGTGATAGGCGGCGGCCCGAGTGTTATACGCGATCTTCTCACTACAAAACTCGAGCCCGCGTGCGTCATCAGCGCGAACTCGCACGGCTGTCGTCAAACGAAGTACCCGGTGGATCTGATCGTGAACGTGGACAAGATCCACACCGAGCGCCGGAAGCCGATGCAGGATTTGCTGCGCCCGTTCGGCATCCCCATAGTCAACAAGCACTCGTGGGCCGACTATCGCATCCCCGACTGGAATTCCCCGATGAACTCCGGTATCACAGCCATCGCGCTCGCGGCGATGTTGGGCGGCAACCCAATTATAGTGACCGGAGTGGACCTCTGGGTGACAGGACGCGAGTATTTCCATGACGATAACGTAGTGGCGCGGCACAAAGGGGCGAAAGTCATCAAACGGCCGCGCTCGAAGCCGATGTACGCCAACGCGGTGAAACGGTTGAAGAACCTCACGTCGTTCGTTGGGCAGACGAACGTGCGCCCGCTGTCCGGGCCGCTCACGGAGGTTTTTTTACGGTATGATAGCAGGGAAGTACTACCAAAAAGGGTCGATTGCCCATACAGAGTTAAATGGATGCAACAAAAAACTTATTATGTCCAAGCCCGCGCGCAGTTCACTTTCGAGCACCGCGACGTGGTGCAGGCCGGGCAGCAACTCGCGCTATCCAAGGCCGAATCAGAGCGTTACGGCAGGCTCGGACAGACTTATGTTATGGGTAGTTCATGGAGGTAATACAGTCCTTTTAAGGACTAAATGCAATATAGTCTGTTTAGAGACTAAATGCAATATAGTCTGTTTAAGGCCTATTTATAAAGACCGCGGTCGTCGTCTGTGCTGTTCTGCGGGCGGTTCGAATCAGCTCTTGAGGCAGTTCAGCCCGCGTCGCGGCTTCGGCGCGAATCTGCAAAACGCCGATCCCGCCTACGGGCTAGGCGGCTTTGAGAAGACGGCGCTGCGCAAAGTCGGGCTGCGATCTAAGACTGTGGTATGATACGCACGTTCGAGAGTCGTAATCGACGTTAAATTCCGCGCCTTGAACTTGGCGCAGACTGTCACGACCCGCAGTCAAAGCTGAGGCTACGTCAGCCTCCAAAGCGAAGTGGGCTTTTACCATTTTCATTTTGGAGTACACAACATGCCTTTTAATTCTGAACAGCTCGCTTATGCGGGCCGTGCAGCCATCGACTACTACTTGAAGAACGACCCGATTGATAACATCAACATCAATCGCCCGCTCATCGAGAAACTGATCGCTGGCAAGACAGAGTACGGCGGCGGATTGCAGTACGTGGTCGAACAGCTCCGCTATTCGAACGACAGCAATTTCCAGTCGTATTTCGGTGATTCCCAGGTCTCCTACAACCGCAAGCGTACCCTGCAGCAGGCGAAGTACACTTGGGGCGCGTTCCACGACGGCTTCGGGCTGAACGAGGACGAGTTGACACAGAACGGTATCGTCATGACTGACGACCGCTCTGCAACCCCGAGCGACGCCGAAAAGGTGCAGCTCACGAACCTCCTGAGCGAGAACATGGAAACGTTGAAGCTCGGCTTTGCCGAAAACTTCGACTACATGTTGCATCGCGACGGTAGCCAGTCCGCAACGGACATCCCCGGCCTTGACGCGCTGGTTTCGATCACCCCGACTCACGGCATCGTGGGCGGCATCGATCCCTCCGTCAATACGTGGTGGCAGAACTATGCCGACCTCACGGTTGGCAGCACGAGCACCGATATGCTCGAATCAATGGAGAAAGCATGGCGTGCATGTATCCGCGTTGGCGGACAGGCCCCCGACTTCCTTCTCGTCGGCTCCGACTTCCTCGACGCGTACCGCGTTGCGGCAGGCTCACCGGGCGGCGCGATTCAGCGTCAGGTGTTCCTCGGCGGCAAGACGGGCAACAAACAGGCGACCACATTGGACGCAGGCGTTGGCGAAGGCGTCAACACCGGCCTTTATTTCAAGGGCGTAGAGTTCAAGTGGGATCCGGTTATGGATGTCCTCGACACCATCGACAGTTCCTCAGTCCCGTGGTCCAGTCGCTTGTATATGCTGAATAGCAAGCACCTGAAACTGCGGCCCATCAAGGGTCATTGGATGATCCCGCGACGCCCGCCCCGCGTGTACGACCGCTATGTACACTACTGGGCGCTCACGTCAAAGGCAGCTCTGACGACCGGCAAACGGAACGCGCACGCGGTTCTGGCACTGGCCTAGGTAACACGAGTACGGGGCGGCCCTAGCGCCCCAAACTCACAGGAGATTGATATGAAGGTTCTCAACATTACGAATACGCCGATTGACACCGCTGCGGAAGGTGAAGTCCTTCCGTTCGTGGCGAACAACAACGCGCTGGCTGTGAACGTGTCGAGCGGAAGCCTGACGGTTCAGACATCAGACGACGGCGTGACTTGGACTGGTGCAACCACGACGCAGTACACTTGCGCCGCTGGTGTGACCCAAGTTCAGATTGACCGACGCTACATCCGTGTTGCCACGGCTGCGAG